AAAAAACCAACACGGTCCGAAGGTTTAAACATTATAACCATTATCAAATAATGCCAAAAGATCTAGGGAAAGTTTTAGAAAAAAGAATAAATAAAGTTAATTACGAATATCGTAAAGATAAATTAGCTGTCATAAAAAAAGAAGAAGTTCCCATTCATGTTACTCGGCGGGGGTTAGTGGCTACACTTTCCACAGTAGATTACACGGGCGCCATCAAAGTTAAAATTAACGACCAGATTATCGGATTGGGAATTGTTTTTGACGCGAAAGAAACTAAATCCAAAACAAGTTTTCCATTAAGTAATATTCATCAGCACCAATTAGAATTTTTAAAGTTGCACGAAGAAATAGGGTCGTGTTCATTTTTATTAATTCAATTTACGTCTATTCATAGAGAAGAAGCTTTTATGGTGCCTATAAATTTTATATATAAAGTCTGGGAAAACGCTAGAGACGGCGGTAAAAAAAGCATCAAGTACGACCAGTTTGATAAAAACTGGCTTGTAAAAATAGATAACTATCTAACCAACATATTAAATAAAGAATGGAAAGGTTCATTGGAAAAGATGTTCAAATAAAAGTTAAGGACGATCCTTACACTATCGTAGGTAATCTAAAAGAAGTAACTCTCTGGACAAATACCGAAGGCGAACAACTTGTAGCGTATATAATTCCGCTACAAAATGATGAAGCACGAAAAGAGTTCGGAGGAAGTCCTGGCGCGGCCTGGATCAGAGTGTCCGACATAAAACATATAATAGAAGTCAAGCCAACAACAAAATAATGCCAGAAAAAATAATAACAGTAGGAGTTAAAAAACTAGTTGCTACCGCAACATTACCTACAAAAGCTTTTGGAACAGACGCAGGTTTTGATTTAACTGCCTGCAAAAAAATTACCATTAACAGTAGTTCGGAAGAAACCGTACCAACAGGTATTGCCATTCAAATACCAACAGGATATTTTGGACTAATAAAAATTAGAAGTGGGTTTGGAATTGGTTTGCATTTAACTGAATCGGCGGGAGTTATAGATTCAGATTATCGCGGAGAAATAAAAGTAGTATTGGTTAACTATTCTGATAGGCCCGCACAAATTATGCCAGGCGACAGAATTGCTCAATTATTAATTCTTCCAGTACCAAATATAAAAATAGAAGAAATTACAGAATTGGCAGAAACTGATAGAAATGATGGCGGCTTTGGGAGCACTGGAAGATAATGAAATTTAAACTTACTGATAATTTTCTAGAACAATACAAAGGTAAACAACCCCAATGGGGACCATTGGGATATGTGACTTACAAACGTACTTATAGTCGTCCCGTGACAGAAGAAAGCAGAACAGAAGAATTCTGGGAAACTTGCAGACGAGTTGTGGAGGGATGTTTTCAAATACAAAGAGATCACTGTGCCAATCTTTCATTACCGTGGAACGCCTACAAAGCACAAAAAAGTGCTCAAATAATGTATGACTTGATGTGGAAATTTAAATTTTTACCTCCTGGGCGCGGGTTGTGGGTAATGGGTACCGACTATGTAGCAACCCGAGGCTCGGCTTGTTTAAATAATTGTCTAGAGGGGGATGTTAAATTTATCACAAAAACTGGAATAAAAACACTTAAAGAATGCGTTGGTACAGAACAAACTATTTTAACAGAGGGCGGTAAATGGGTAAAGGCTCCTATACAAGAATTTGGCAAACAACATTTAATGAAAATAACATTACAGAGAAATGGGCATACAAAAATAATTTATGCAACTCCAGAACATCGATGGTTTGTAAAAGACAGACGGCAAATCTATAGAAATAAAGGATGGATAGAAATTTTTACCAAAGATTTACGTCCTAATGTTCATAGATTACAGTATTGTTTTGGGCAAGGAATTAAAAAGATTCGTCCTTCCAAATTTGGAATTGCTCACGGTATTACTTATGGAGACGGCACAACTACTTACGAAGAAGCGTCTGTAAGAATAGATTTAATAGGCAAAAAGAATAAACAATTAAAAAAATATTTTAATTCATCACACATTAACAGTAAAAAAGACTGTATTACCGTTACGGGGTTGCCTAATTTCTTTAGAAAATTACCAAATATACAGGAAAATAAATCATATTTATTAGGTTGGCTAGCAGGTTATTTTGCAGCAGATGGTTGTGTCCATAAAAATGGAAAATGTGAAATATCTTCAGCGAATAAAGCTAATTTGGAGTTTGTACAAAATGTGTGTTACAGACTAGGAATAGGTACTTATGAAATAAGAGAAGACAGCCGAATTTCAAATCTTACAAATAAATTACACACATTATTCAGATTAACATTTATTAAATCAACGTTAACTAAAGATTTTTTCTTATTGAAAGAACATAAAAAACGATTTGTTAGCAGTCTAGAAAATAATTGTAATCATTATCATTGGACTATTATTTCCGTAGAGGAAACAGATAAGTACGAAACAGTGTACTGCGCCACCGTTGATAAATATGGAAAATTTACATTAGAAGGAAATATTCTAACGGGAAATTGTGCCTTTGTTTCCACGGATGAAATTGATGTGGATTTTGCTGGGCCTTTTACTTTTTTGATGGATATGTCCATGTTAGGAGTAGGAGTTTCTGGAGATACGAGGGGAGCAGGCAAAGTTGTTTTAAAAGAACCTAAATACACAGATAATACCTTAGTAGTATCTGACAGCAGGGAAGGCTGGGTGCAACTTATCGAGGCAATTTTAAACAGTTTCGTTGGTAAATCGTTATATCCAAAAACTGTAGATTACTCTGAAGTTAGACCTGAAGGTTCTCCAATAAAAGGTTTTGGAGGAACAGCGTCCGGCCCTGGACCATTGAAAGAATTAGTAGAAAATATTACAAAAACATTAATGCCAAAAGACGACACACCACAACCCATAACTTCCACTCAAATTGTGGATGTGTTTAATTATATTGGTAAATGTGTAGTGGCTGGTAATGTTAGAAGAACGGCTGAATTAATGCTTGGCAATCCACAAGACATTGATTTCTTAAATCTTAAATTAGATAAAAAAGCATTGTCTGACAGACGTTGGGCTAGCAATAATACCGTATCTTGTACTAAAGGTATGGACTATTCCGAGATTGCTGATCGTACAATTACCAATGGAGAACCAGGATATTTCTGGTTAGAAAATGCCCAAAAATATGGGCGATTGGCAGATCCTCCAAATTGGAAAGATCGTAGAGCATTGGGAACAAACCCCTGCGGCGAGCAAACCCTGGAGTCATATGAAATTTGTAATTTAGTGGAAACATTCCCATCCAGGCACGATACTTTAGAGGAATATTTAGTAACTTTGAAATACGCTTACTTGTATAGTAAAACAGTAACTTTATTACCTACACATAATCAAAGAACTAACGCAGTAATGATGAGGAATAGACGCATCGGAACAAGCCAGTCTGGTATTGTAGCCTCTTTTGCTAAACATGGAAGACGTGAACATTTTAAATGGTGCGATGCTGGATATAAAGCGTTAAAAGAATTAGATAAAATTTATTCTGATTGGCTATGTGTCCCTAAATCAATTAAAATAACTTCTGTAAAACCGTCTGGAACAGTTTCTCTATTGCCGGGAGTGCCTCCAGGTATCCACTATCCACATTCTGAATATTATGTTAGAATTATTAGGATCGCAACTAACAGCCCATTAATTAATATATGCAAAAATGCTGGGTATGTGGTAGAGCCTGATGTTGTTGATAATACTAGAATGTGTGTCCATTTTCCTATAAAAGAACAAAATTTTCTTAGAGGAAAAGCGGATGTTACATTATGGGAGCAATTAGAAAATGCCGCACAAATGCAAAAATATTGGTCTGACAACCAGGTTTCAGTGACCATATCTTTCAAACCAGAAGAGGCCGACGACATTAAATATGCATTGGAATTATATGAGGGAAGATTAAAAAGTGTTAGTTTTAATCCGTATGTAAATCACGGTTACAAACAAGCACCATATACTGAAATAACAAAAAAAGAGTATGAAAAAATGGTAAAAGGAATTAGAGACCTGAATCTGTCATCTAGTGAACACGAGTATACAGAAAAATATTGTGATGGGGATTCTTGCACTATTTAACATAGAGGTAATATAAAATGTATTTTGAATGCAGGGGAGGAAATCATTACAAATTCTATGAAATAGAATTATTTCCTGGACCAGACGGACTGACCATTATAACCGCTTCTTGGGGACCAATAGGAAAACCAAGAGCTCATCGAGTTCAAAAGTTTATTGGTCCCGAAGCGAAAGCTGTTAAAAAATTTAATCAGTTGCGAAAACAAAAAGAAAAAAAGGGATACATTAAAAAAGAAACCCCTAAATATTTACACTAACCAAATTTAACAATGGAAACTAAAGATTTAAACTGTGCTGCTTATTTTATGGCAAAAGAAATTAAATTAAAAGATTGCCTACCTGACCAAGATCAAAGATTTTGGTTTATTTTTACGGACGACGATAATTTAGAAGTATTACGAAAAGAGTATTATTTGAATACCGGATTTGTAAAACCTCAAGATTTTATTAACGCACAAAAAACACTAAAAAATCTTATAAGAAATTTTAAAACTTCAACCAAACACAATTAAATGGATATTTTGAAATTTGGGTTGGGAAAACCTGAGAAAGAACAAAAGCTGACTATTACTGCTATAGAAACTGAGGATGTAAAAATGACTGATCAGTCAATGAAGACAAAGATAATTTTAATTTGTCAAAATTCAGACGGAGTTAAAATGAACCTGGATGAGGGTTGGATAAGAGATTATAAAGGCAGTATAAAGAATCAAGGATTTTGGTTAACTGTCGATAATAACAATGCTATTAATCCTGTCAGCACGTTAGGACGTTTACTTACCTATACAGGTTCTAGTATAATGCAAGATTTAATTGGAAAAAAAGTAACAGCTTATCCTAAAAGCAACGGATTTTTTGCTATAACTACTACAGATGTTGAACTATCGGAATTTTAAAAATAAAAAATATAAAACTAATAACAGCCCGGTCTGGGCTTTTTTTATAACCATATAAAAATTAATGCATGCAATAGAAAAAATATCAAATCCTGTGGTAGTTCCTTTAAACAAAATAGAAATTTTTAATGATTTTTATCAATTGGGAATGAGTCCACAACAAATGAAAAATCTACAAATTAAACATAAAGAGATTGCTGAAAAATATGAAATTGGGAAACTAGCTAATATAAGTATAACATACGTCCCAGATATAACATTATCAGAAGTTAAAGCCAAAAATGCAATTATAGTTTTGAATTGGAATCGCGGGTTTGGAAAAAGAATAAATGTAAAATCGTCTGACGGCGGCACTATCATATTAGGCAGGTGGGACAGAGGTGGCTCAATTTTAATGAAAGATGTTTATTACTGTTTTGATGGTGATTACAATGGGTCGGGTTACGGCGGATTGCTTTTTCCTTTATCAAAATTACCGGACGATCCTAATGATCTACTTTATTTAAATTATTTTTTGCATCTTAATAACCATTATGCGAAGAAGTATAAAGTAAAACTTCCAACTGTGCCGTATAGTCCAGAAAGTTTAAAACAGTATATTTTAAATTCTGAGTGGCTTTATAACGCACCGTTTATAGATATAGGCAGTGTCGATGATAAAAATAAAAAAGAAATACTGTCTGTGCTTGGGTGGCTTTTTAATCGCCCAAATATAGTAAAACAAAGCGATTCAATTATAGCCGACAAAAATAATTTACATAACTATTTAGGTAGAATAGTGGCCGTCTTTACTGATCCGTTAGGCAACAGGTTTGCTGTTTTTAAAGTTTATGGTACAGAGTCATATTATGTAAAAGCTGGAACAATATTAGGAACAATGTATGTACAACCAGATGAAGAGGAGTACAACTACATTGACCCTGGTAGATTTTTTGTGCACCCAGACACAATTGGTTTTAAAATGGCTTGTGGTGAACGAAATTTATGTAAGTTAGACCACAGCCGCGATATTTTCTTTATAGATGAAAAACCAATTATCCCAAAAAGTGCAGACATTGTGGACGACTATATCCGTAAACAAAAAAATGCTACTAGATTTCTAAATAACGATCAAGTTAAAAGAATTATAACTCAATATCAAGCACGAGTAACGCAGGAAAAAGAAACAGAAACACAAGAGAAAACTAAAAAACGTAAAATACAACAAAGAATACGAGAATTAAAAAACGATCCTAATTTATCTTTTACTTTAAATGAAGTAAAATATACACGTGATAAATTTGAGTATGCAGGACAAACTTTTTGCGCGTCTAACGTTCCAATTCCCGCCCTTCTGAATGATTCCGTTAGATGGCTGGAATTGGAAAATTTATCTTTTGATGTAATGTTTGCTAATTTTATTGAAAGGACAGTACAATATTATAAAAGTACAATCAAAAAAGGTACTATAGGCACAGTAGATTTTACTATTGAAACCAGAACAGGGTTTACAAAAGATAAGGTTAGATACACCCATACCTACATAAATGGCAAAAAAATAAATAATGCAGAAGTAAAAGACGTCTTGAACAGATTGTTATGTTTTACCAACCAAGCAGACGCGGACCACTTCATAGAACAAGTAAGCAAGTGCTCATTAAAAATTCACAAATATCTGGCTGAAGGTATAACTATGAATGCTCATGATCCGTATTTAGCTAGCAATGTAAAAGCCACCTTCCCCTTAATTAGGCGAAATGGTAAACATTTACTTGCTTTAAATAAAAAGGAATACCCTATTAAAAATTTAAGTAAGCTTCTAACTATTGAAAATGCTCGATCTACCGGAACTGTTATAAATATTCTTAGTTCTCCAGATATTGTAGAGGTTGACTTGAAAGACCTCGGTCAGGTTATAGAAAAAGCTCGCAGTGCTTATGAAGAAGCCATATTAAAAGCCCAACAATTATTAAAAACAACCGAAGAAAAATTTAATATAAAATTAGAAGAAATAGACTTGAGAGGTTCCAGGAGAAAAGGATATATAATAAAAGGAATTTTAAGAGATTATTTTGTAGAGGCACACGAAAGCAACAGTCATACCAGATATCAAGTTTATGACTATCCTGACGGTAATCCTCGCTGTATAGTTGACAAGGTTGGTATTCATGAAGAAGTTGGCGTTGACAGACTAGTAAATAGAATATATGCTTTAAAAAACGACAAATATGTCGCTAATCAAATTTCCACACTCTAATCAATAATTAACATGGAAGTACAAAAAGTAGTGCTAAAAGTAATTTCGTCAGAAGGTGACACAGAAATTACTTTGCCTGTTGATTTGGCAATCGCAAAAGCGAAACAGTTATGTGCTCAAGAATCTAAATGGTTATATTTGGACGGAGAGTTCGTAAATCCAAACAACATCGTCAAACAAAACTTTATTGACGCCGAAGAAAGATTGCTAGCCAATCAATTAACTGGCGGACAATAACAACAAATAAGGGGTCTCCTACGTAAGGGACCCCTTAATTAATTATGAAGAAATTATGAAAGAGCATAAAGACAGTTGTCCAATAAAAAAATTTAAAGTTCTACATGATTTAGGTGAACCGTGTTTTAGTGTAGGATATCATGGCCAAATTATTTATGATGTATGCACGTGTGGTGCCGACAAAGAAAAGGAAAAAATGATTACAAAAATTATATTAAAATCAAACGTCTATACCAGTATCGCAGAAACTTATAATTGTTCCAGCAAGGAACGCACAGAAAAGTGTGGACTAATACCGGGTAAAATTAAAAATAAAGTTTCTCACGGAACTGAAATAAAATGGATTAAAAATATTGCGACTAGGGGTGAGTTAGGATGCGCGTACAATATGGATCCTCAAGAAATGATGGATGTCTTAAAACATACATCTATTATTACCCATGAATCAGAAAAAGACCTGTCTGCCATTGTCCACACTCATCCCAATGGCGAACCAGTTCCTTCTTTAATAGATATAGAGAGTGCCAAAAAAAGTGGTTACAAAACTATTTATATAATTGCAGGCAAGTCACCAGAAACACATTCATTTCGTATCCAGGCTTATTATTGGAATGGGGATACATTTCAGGAGGTTCCGATAACAATTGAATAAAAAACAAGTAGGAATAATAGGTGTTGGTGGAATTGGTAGTTGGTTAGTTTATTTTATTCATCAATTAATTTTATCTAATCAAATTCCTAACAATTATGAGTTTCATCTTATAGATTTTGATGAAGTAGAGAATAAAAACATCACCTACCAATATTTTAAAGGTAGCGATATTTTTGAACCAAAAGTACATGCCCTGGCTGCGAATTTTGGATGTGAATCTTTTGTTCCAAGACAAATGAAAATAGAAAACGAAGACCAACTCAAAGAGTATGATATAATAATTTGTTGTGTAGACAACAATGGTCCAAGAAAATTAATGTACGAACACGCCGAAAAAACCGATAAGTTTTGGATGGATTTGCGAGCAGAGGGACGAACATTTTTTGTAGCAACTAAACACCCAAAAAATAATTTGCAAGAAATGTTAAAAACAATAGATTCCAATTTAACAAAAAACACTAGTTGTCAAAGAGCTTACGAATTCGCACAAGGCATTGTACAACAAGGAAATAAGATTGTAGCAGTGATAGCTAGTCAATTATTTTTAAATCATATTAGAGGCGAACGACCAACTAAACCATTTATATCATTGACGATATAAAAAACTTCTTGACAAAACGGAAGGATTTATATATATTTATATTGACACCATCAGTGTCAGGGAATTATATTTTCATATCCCTCCCTCCTTTCAAACACGGCTGACTTCCCAGGTTGGCCGTGTTAAATTTTATAACCATAATATAATAATGAAAAAAGTACGCAAAAATCCTATGAATGGTGTTGGCACTCTTCTTAAAACTGTAATGAGTTCCGCAGTAAATCCTGACCCCTTGTCTTGTCGCAAAAACGCAATAACTGATAACATTGGAGAAATAACAGTCGATACCTCTTGCCCTAGTGATACAGGCTTATGGGAAACTGGTATACGACGTTCCAAAAAAGAAAATTGGATTATTGTAGAGCAGTATGAAAACAAAAAGACCGCCAAAATAGGACATCTCGCGTGGGTAGAAAAAATTAAGGCTGATAAAAATATGGAGTTACGTGACATATTTTTAGACGATTACGAAGATTTAAATGACTCCGATGATAACGATTATTAATAAATTTTAAATTAAGGGATAACGCTGTGCGTAGTTTTGTGGTTGGAGACATTCATGGAAGGTTTGATGCGTTAGAAAATGTACTGTCCCAAGCTAACTTCGATGATAACAAAGATAGCCTAATTACCATTGGGGATATTTGTGATGGTGCTGAACAAACTAAAGAGTGTGTGGAACGCTTAATTTCCATAAAAAATATAATTCCAATTCTGGGTAACCATGATTGGTGGTTTCTCCAATGGTTGGAAGGTAAACATCCGGGCAGAATATGGACAGATCAGGGAGGAAGAGCTACCTTAAGATCGTATGATTATAAAACTGGAGACGGATTTTTTCAACCAAGCAAAATACCGAAAAACCATATAAATTTTTTTAAAAAAATGTTGCCATGGTTTGAAACCGAAACTGCAATTTTTGTTCATGGCGGAATTTCCTGGAAAGGTCATGAATACACTGACAATGATACTAAAATGTGGGACCGCAATTTTATAACCAAAGAATATAATCACTTTTATATGACAGGAAAAAATTATTGGCAAGGTAAAACGGTGTTTTTGGGCCACACAGCAACCAGAAGATTACATATCGGAGAATGTGTTAAAGACACAGAAAAATCTAAACCTGTAATTATGCCTAATGTCGTTGCTCTAGACACAGGTGCTGGGAATGGTGGTAAACTAACTTTAATGGAGATTCACGATAAAGAATACATTCAAAGTAATGTCCCGTTTATAAAAATAAAAAACTAGTAAACAGGCTCTGTCAGCTAACGGTGCAGGCTATCGGTCTTTCGAACCGAATATGTTGGGTTCGACTCCCACCAGAGCCAAATTATAAAAAAGATGGAAAAAAATGATTTCACTAAAAAAGAAAACAGGCGCACAGATAATTGATTCTGTTATTGAAAGTTTTCAAAAACAAGTTGATGAGCTAGAAATAGGCATACAATTAGAAAACGAGGCTAATAAAACAAAGAGAGAGGTGGCGGCGGAATTGATTATTCAAGCTGATGCTCATAATAAAAAAGCGTTACAAGGTGAAACTATTAAACTTAAAATTCAAACTTTAATTTCTTAAAAATAAATGCCAGGGGTTCCAAGCTCAGAAGGTAGAGCGTCAGAGTGAAGTTCTGAGGCAGTCTCGGTTCGATCCCGAGGGAACCCATTTAATTTTACATAAACCAATACGGTACCTTATGACAGTTAAAAAATTAATAAAATTATTACAAGAAGAAGACCCAAACCGAATAGTAATTTTACAAAAAGACGGCGAAGGAAATGGGTATTCACCACTTTCTGATTTTATGACGGGTAGTTATGTTCCTGACTCCACTTGGTCTGGAGAAATATATTTGGAAGAATTAACATCTGAATTAATAAAACAAGGATATGGTGAAGAAGACGTACGAACTGATGGTAAAAAAGCTTTAGTTTTATGTCCAGTAAATTAGATGTATGAAAAAAGAAGAATTAAAAAAATTAAAGCAAAATCAAGTTATAATGCAACTTGATCTGGCTGACCCTCTTGGAGGAAGTTATTGTGCTTTTAGAGTTGAAGGCGTTGACACAAAAAATGAGCTGGTTACTGGTAATTTTATCAGACCAATGGAAAATGATTTACATATTTTAGACGCTAATTTATTTTTAACACTAAAAGTATTATCTGAAGAGGGCATTAAATTTACAGATTACCCTGTAAATTCAAAATCAAAAAAACCAAAAAATTTAAAGCCAGTAAAATTTGAAGAATATTTATTTGGAGATGCGTCATTAGTGTAAAGAATTTATGAAAGTAAAAAAAATTAAAAACGAAAAACTCTTTGTAGAATTATATGTGCCGGGAGCTTGAACGACGGTCCTCTAGCATGGGAACCGTCGAGCACAGGCAGAAAACAATTCTTTGAATATCAAAGCAGCGGCACAAAACCAACTAGTCCAGATCCATATTTTTGGGTACTAATCTACGGCAAACAATCTTTCGATTTTTTATGTAGTGAATACCAGCAGTTATATAGATCTAAAGAGTGGTGGGGGTTATATTCCTTATGGTTAGACTGGAAAGGTAAAAGATGGGTTCTGCCCTACTTATTGAAATGGTGGAAAAAAGAAACAAGAACAGATTTACCAGATTGGATTGATAAAGAATATTACAAAAATTAATAATTTTATGGGGGACGCATGTTCCAAGGGCGGCGAGAGACTTTTGCAGGGTCCCTGTGGTGAGTTCGATTCCCACCGTCTCCATATAAAAATAAAATATGGTATAAGTAAATTATACTTTAAACCAACTACAAAAAAATGGCAAACACTAAATTTCAATTAACTTGTCCTCGCATCTATTCTGATGCCGAAGAATTTGACCCGACATGGAAAAAAGAAAAAACAAATTTCGACTACTACATCGATTGGACTTTATTTGAAAAAAGAATCATCCCGTTCTTTGACGATATTCATCAAGAATCCGCAGACTGGTTATGTTCAAGATTAAAAGTTATGGCTGATGTCAATAAAGAGCCAATAACTATAGAACTATACACACACGGTGGAGAAGTTTTTCCTGGGTTTGCTATTTATGATGAAATTTTAGCCACACAAAAAAATGGTACTCCTGTGCACGTAGTTGCGAAAGGTATAGTTGCCAGTATGGGTGTCGTTATTATGCAGGCCGCGGTAAAACGATTTGCTACACCAACTACCAGAATTATGATTCACGAGATCACACAATTTACAACTCAACAACAGAAAGCTTCGGAAGTTAAAGACCAGGCCGCAGAATTAAAAAGATTAACAGATTTAATTCTCAGTGTTTTATCAAAAAGAATGAAAAAAACAAAAAAACAAATAGAAATCATGATAACTCAAACCGACGCTTTGTGGTATTCGCCTGAAGAAGCAAAAGCCATAGGTTTAATAGATAAAGTTTTATAATGAAGTTATTAATAAATAGTGGAAATTTTGAAATATTAGCTAAACCTACAGGTGACGTTAATGAAATAATAAAAACTGCCGGTATGACGTGTTATCAGTCAGCGGGCACTACAACTAAAACCGCAAAAGAATTTGTGGAAATGTTAAGGGACAGAGGACACTGGTCAATGTTTGATCACGTGTCCGTAACTGTAAGATTTAAAGATTGTTCAAGAGGAATGACTAATGAACTTGTGCGCCACCGTTTGGCCGCGTTCGCTGAAGAAAGTACTCGCTATGTCGATAAATCAGATTTACACGTAGTAGGTCCGCCCCATAGAGATTGCGTTAATGACCATATGCAATTGGAACAACCTCCTCCTACATGTCTTGCTGACACTGCAATGAGTTTTCAGCAGATGTGTGAAACAGTAGAATGTTTCTACAGAACTTTAAAAGAACATGGTTGGTCTAATGAAGATGCCCGACAAATACTTCCTATAGGAATTAAATCGGAAATAGTAATGACCGCGGACTTCACTGAATGGCGACACGTGTTTGCTTTGCGAACACAACAAGCAGCTCATTGGGAAATACGTAGGGTAATGGGGTTATTATTAGAAGAATTTAAAAAATTATTCAGTCCTGTTTTCGATGATTTTGAATTAGTTGGAACATGCAAAAATAATGTTAATTATTATAAAATAAACAAACCAACAATAAAAAAATGAACGATTATACTATAAAATATGCTGTCCCAGGACTTCCGTTGCAAGAATTAACAATAACTGGGGTTGCGGAAATTAAAATAGAAGATGTGCTTTTAAATTTTATTTGTGATGGTAAACCCCCAACTTACCTGAATAAAAACTATGTTATTATGGCAACACCTAAATCATTAATAGCAAAACCAACTATCATAGTTTAATATGCCGTTGCCAATCTGTGAACAGCACAAAAATTATCAGGGTAAACGTAAACCTGTAAATGGTTGCGTTGGTTGTCAAAAAGTTTATGACTATTTACACGGGCTTTTACCTCCTAAAGAAATGTCTGTAGTTGATACGGAAACCAAAGACAAGCAACAGGCTGGCGAACCCGCCCCCTGCAACAAACATCCAAAATATAAAGCCGTACGTAAACCCAAACCTGGGTGTGCAGCGTGCTTGGATTATTATAATAAAAAGCATGGTATAGTTACGAAAGAAAAAAATAATGTAGAAAATGGTCCAGTATTTGCTGTGTCTTCTGAACCGCTAGAACCCGTAGAAACAGGACCCTGGGCTCCTAGAAAACCAGCAACTTTAGACGCGCACTATCAATTTATGTGCACACGGCCTTGTGAAGAGGATTTGAGGCGTCGGGGAGAAAGTATCTGCGGAAATATGTCTTTCTTTGTTACCAGGCGAAACGAAGACGTTTATTTTACATGTACTTTTTGCGGCAGGCAATATCGTGCGGAAGCGAAAAATAACGAACTTTATTATACACAGCAACCTATAGCCAAACCTCGCAAACTTGTGGATGTAGATGATTCAGAAACTATGGACGGCGTTCCTAAAGAAACCGGCCCCGAAACTGTCGTAACGAAACCTAAAAGAAAAAAACGTAAAACAACACGTAAAAAGAAAAAATGAATAATATAGTTTCTGATTTAGCCAATGAAATAAGAATTTGCTGTCTATGTGATCTTCACAAAACCAGAGCAAACGCTGTTCCTGGAATAGGCCCATCGCCCTGTAACATTATGGTTGTGGCCGAAGGTCCAGGAGCAGAAGAAGACAAAACTGGAGAACCGTTTGTTGGGCGGTCAGGTAAATTGTTAATGCAATGGTTTAACTCAATTGGGTTAATTCGTGGCAAAGATTATTTTCTAACAAATATTGTCAAATGCAGGCCGCCCAACAATAGAGATCCTACTTTTGATGAAATGAAGATATGTGGCGTGCAGTGGTTAAAAAAACAAATAGACAAAGTTAATCCTAAACTTGTTATTACTGTAGGCAGAATCGCGACGCAATATCTATTAAATTCAGATTCGACAATGGGAAAATTAAGAGGTCAAAAAATAAACCGTGGCAATAGGGTAGTAATGCCTATATATCACCCGTCGTATGTTTTAAGACAAGGAGGCAGTAATATTGAAACAGAGCTTGATTTGACTCAAATAAAAAAGGAGATAGATTGTTTAAACAATACTTAGGAATCTTAACTCTCGCGATTTTAATTGGTGTTCTAATGGGTCTGCTTGTTAATTGCCCAAAACGTCCTCCAAACACATACAGTGTTTCAATAAGTTCACTTCATATCACTAAAACTATTTGCAATGATTGTCACCAATATTATGACTTCGTTCCTGAATATGTTGGTCAGATAATTTATTCTGGTACCTGGCATTTAAAATTTAATAAACCAATCCCAGAAATAGAAACTTTAGGACAAGTCATTAATATAAATACTGATAAATTTAGATTGCAAGACAATTTGGAATATGCTATATTCATAGATGCCAGTCACGGCCATAGTATGAATTTAAAATATATGCAGGTATGGGCAATGTCTCCTTACCGTTGGAGCAAAATAATGGAAAACCAACAAAAATGGATTAAACGAACAGACGTGATAAAACAAGAAAAATAAGCGGGTATGGTGTTTAACGGTTTAGCATGATAGCCTTCCAAGCTGGAGGTTAGGGTTCGAATCCCTATATCCGCTCCAAATAATAATATTATTAATACAAAGGAAAAATTATGGACAACAACAAAAAAAATCAATTACACACTTTGCTGGCCGTTGTAGGCGATCTAAAAACAAAAGCCAATTTAATTACAGAAGAAGGCATTACAACTTTTACTAAAAAACCAGAACATTTCGATGGCGTACAAAAGATTTACAAAGCTATTGAAACAGGCAAAGAAGATACACCTCCGGAAATTAAAAACATAGTGACCACGGTAAAAGAAAAACTTGATTATGTACAAACTTCACTTATCAACGGAATAAACGCAGTTTTGTCAATGGAAGAAACTAATGCGTCCGGAACTACCAAAACTTCTTTAATAGTTAATGGTGAAACTTTTGGTGAACTGTCAGCAACATCTTTATTGGCATTAGAAAAATGGTTAGAACAAGTAAGAACATTATATAAAAGTATTCCGACACTTGACCCTACTAAATCTTGGGACAAGGATAAGGCCGCCGATCAACCCGGTATTTATAAAAGTCCGGAAGAAATTAAATATCATACAGCCAAAAAACAAAAACCAATTGTATTGTATGAAGCCACCAAAGAACACCCGGCCCAGGTGCAAATGTTCTCTTACGATGATAGGGTAGAAAAATCAATTACTACATACATATCCGGTAGAATCACTCCAGCTCAAAAATCTGAAATGCTGGGAAGAATTGATGTTCTTATTGTTGCTGTAAAAAAAACCAGGGCAATAGCCAACACTGCCGAAATTATAAATACCAAATTAGGTAAACAACTTTTTGCTTTTATAGACGGCAACACGTTAAAATCTGTTTAATTTTAATAAAAATACAAGGCTAGATTTAGACTTAGTTTAAACATCCCAACTATGTTGGGCAATTTAGTTTCAAATTAAGATTATTACCTTGTAGTTTTAAATTTAAACTACTAATGGTAAGTATAATTCTTGTAAATATTCTGGCAGCATGAGTTCGAATCTCATCTCCCGCTTTGAAAATATTTTTTAGTGTTTTCAAAGCGGGAGTAGCTCAGTGGCAGAGCGGGAACATAAGTATAAAACAAGAGTGTACACGAAACATTTGTAGTATATCAGCATTTGTT